CGCTTGAGGAGGTAGATCCTCCCGTCCGACAACAGAAAGTTGTCGAAGAACCGGTGGAACCTAAGGAGCCAACGGTTGGTCGCGAAGAAACTGAAATGAATTACGTCATCATGGGTTTCATTGTCGGCGTGATTATTCTCGCCGTCTCTGATTCCATCAGGGCGTAAATGTATTGAATCTACCTTGGGGTGTCCCCCCAAGTTAGTTTCCAAATAAGATACCTGCCATCCCATCTTTGATTCTCAAAATGTTGTAGTTAACGGCATATACGAATATAGATTCATCCGTTCTATTTATACCTCTCACTGCGTTTCGGATAATAAGTTTAGCGTTGTCGATACGACTGAAGTTGCACGTCCCAGTTGGACTGTATTCGGATGCATTTAAACAAAAGTGTGTTGTGTAAAATCTCGTATACAGCATAGCTTTGTTTACGGGGTCATATACAATTTGACCAAATTTGGATTTGAAATAATTCTCAATTGTGTGAAAGTACATGGGATTCATGGATTCCAATAGGGGTGTACCATTGAGGTGAATGTCACATGTGTCAAATGAGAAACGGTCATTTATATAGTCACTACCCGTTGTACTGAACCCGAAGAACAAAGACTTCACTGGATGATTAAACTGTGAAATATCTAAACTGTTGTAGTTGGATTCGCTAAAATCTATGGGAAACTCCACCCGTTGTACCTGTGTAACCACCATATCTAACTGACGCTTAATTATTGCCTCCCTTTCATCTGTATCCAGGTAAATATAGTTTCCATACAGAGTGATTTTTTTCTGCGCGGGGGTGGGGCCAGCCACATTATAGTGTGCGTCATCGAAATTGATTCGTAGTTCAACTGTGTGATTCTGTAAGGCTACGAGGGGAAGCACAGTCCCACCGTCACAGAAGAAAAAGTGGAGGGGAACGAAGGCGATGTTTCCTATGTTCGCCTTTGTATTTATTTCCTGTGATTTCGTGTACGTTCCTGCCAAATAATTCGGCCATATATCACTACCGTAGTCATAATGATGGGAATCCACCTTTTGACCACCTATATAGAGATCGATTGTCGAATTGTAAAAGAGATTCGAAGATATGTTACTTTCACCGGTACCTTGGAACCATAGACCATTTATGATATCACCGTATACTGGAATCGTTATCGAGTTGTCGGTGTTTGTTATATCCTTAATCAACTTGGGGGCTTGTGAAAAGTTTGTATGCCTCGCAAATTTTGTTCGAAAAAATGAATGACCATCATCACTGGTGAGATAAACATCTTGCACACCCTTAGAAACAAGTTGTATTAATGCACCAGACATTTATTTATTAATTAGATTATAAAAATAGACACTTTCCCTGAGGGAAGTCATCCTTCTTCTTTTCTTCTCCACCCTTTCCATGAATTTTGAACCCACCTTGGCGATACACCTTCATTCTCTTATAGTACATTGCTGTAAAGACTGACCATGGGTCGTGGATGTCGTAAATGTGGGGGTTATTCTTTTTACCCTTGGTCTCCCTCATGATGCGTCCAATACTTTGAACAATGTCAGACTTTGGGGAGGCCAAGATGACCGTGTCTAGGGTTGGTATATCTAAGCCTTCATGGGCTTGACTGAATGTCGCGAAGATGATCTTCTTCTTGGAGGATTCTTGGAGATCCTTCTCCTTCATACCACCCATGTAGAGCCCAGAGCTCTTTGGAAAACATTGGTGAAGAAATTCACAATGAAATCTTCTATCGCTTAAAACGAGGAGTTGCCTCGTTCCCGCTGAAGCCTTTTTTACGAGTTCTGCCAACATTTTGTTCCTATTTCTGTCTTCGACCAACTCTGTGATCATATTGGGCATAGAGATCTTTCCATTCCTCATAGAGGGTGGGGGGTTGCGGTAATTGAAGCATTCGTAGGTGACTGTAAATACCTCCACCTGTTCCTGATTTTTCCTCTCGACGGCGAAGAATGTGGGTCCCATGAACCAGTGGAGGACTTTGGTGAGTCCATCCTTCCTCTCTGGGGTTGCAGAGAGACCGAAAATATGCTTTGGACACAACTTGAAGAGAGACTGACTGAATACTTTGGCGCATATATGGTGGGCTTCATCTACAATGAGGGTCCCAACACTTTCAAAGTCCGAAAAGCTGTACTCCTTTAGGGAAAGAGATTGTAACATGGCGATGACAAAGTCACAGTCAACCTGTTTCTTATCCTGTTGGACGACACCAACTGTAGCCCCGGGACAAAACTGTTGGATTCTCTCCCTCCACTGATCAGCTAAGAACTGTTTATGAACGACAATCATGGTCCTGTAGCCCAACTTACACGCTATTGCCAGGGATACGGTGGTCTTCCCAAAACCACACGGGAGTGAGAGAACGCCATGACCCGCCTTAAGAGCTGCAGCAAGTGCTTCGTTTTGGTGTGTTGCGTCTCGAAGGGTACCGGCAAACTTCGTTCTAATCCGGGTGGGTTGGGGTCTTCGGTCCTCCTTGGGTTCACCAAGTTTCTCGACACCATAGAAGCGCGGGACACAGATACCATTTTTAGTCGTTTTAAAAACTTTAAAAGGTGGTGGCGGAAATCCATAATCTCCATTGACTATAGGTCTTACGGTAAGTTCTTTTTTAATTTCTTGGAGGGGTCCCCCACCCGTGAGGTACCCAGTTCTAGTGAGAACTGTCATATCCTTAAATATCATAGTGAAACTTTAAATATATTCAGAAGATTTAAGAATCCAGGTAAGTCCTGAATGATTTCCAACATTCCAGTATCCCTTAAATTCAGTTTCAATTTCCACTTCATCTCCCCTGACTAACGACTGTATAGGTTTACCTTTGACTTCACACATCACCCGTCTATATCTAAATGGAACTTTCACTTTGAGGATATTTCCTTCTAGGGGGTTGTCTGGTGTACCAGTCGTTGTGAGAAGGTGTTGTTTATAAAGATGAACAGTGTATATTTTTTTTGAAATGTTTTCTGGAATTAAAAAACGGATATACATCTTCCCATTGTATTCATACATTGGTTCGTAAACGGATGCTGAAATTTTCATTGATGTCTATTACGATATACTAAAATTATAACTATAAGTATCATAAGTAAAAGGATTACAAGTTGACTAACTGTAAATGGTTTTATAGGTTTTCGTGTTCCGAAACATTGGTGACTAAGTGACCTAGAAACTTCCACCGCAGATTCTATACTCGAATATGGTGTATGTCTGGGAGACATCATACCACACATGGCAACTTTAGAGCATTTCCCAAAAAAGGGGAGCTGTCCATATAGACTGAGAACTCCCGAGGATTGTGAAAAGGTCCATCCATCATTTTCATTCCAATCTGCACCCCACCCAATTCTTATATCTTCTGGTGGTGGTAAACCAAGTTGTTCAATAACTTCAAGTTTTAACATTTCGGGAGTATTAGATAGAATTTCTCTGGTTATTTTGCATATAACACATGATATAGTTTTCCCGTCCGATAACACTCTAGGTTGTAAATTCCAAGATGTTGTCGCAGCGATCTCGAGATCGGATTTTATTTTTACAGGTTCGTTATAATCAAGTAAAACATTTATGGCTCCGTATGTACTTTCACGAACCTTTTTATCAGCTTCGGGTCCCCAATTATCTCCCAAAAGTTTTAAAGCTGGGCTATTGTCTATACACAAAAATAAATATCCATCATCAATAGTCGTATTGTTGGATAATGAAGCCTTATATGTATCATCCATATATTCAACATTTTCAACTTCAACATCGTAAACAAAATTTACACCAGCTTCAATAAGAGCATTTTCCATTTCATCACACATAAAACGTCCAGAACCCTTTTGTGTATAGGGTTTTGAGAGAGCCACGTGATTGAGATTATTTACAAACTCATAGGCTGACATAACATCCCATGTAACACCGTCCATTATAAGAGGAAGATGTTCGAGAAGGGTTTTAGCACCCTCACTCACCGCCCCTATTGCATCTTTTAAACTAATACTCCTGTATTTATCTGGTTGTGTAAAAACTTTGAATATGAGGGTCAACAGTATACCATAATCTTTTACACCAAGAGAATTTTTTAGAAATGTGGTATGTCCCCCATCATCTTTAGATGGTTCGAAAACATCATTCCAATTTATATTCATTTCTTCAAATAAAGAACGTGTATTTACAAAGGCTTTATCAAATACAACTCTATGTGCGTGAATATCTCTCAGACCAGTTTCAGGTTCCCACCATGAACCACCAGCTGACGTCTTTTTGTCGTAAATTGTTATGTCATGGTCTTCACCTGAGTGAATAATCTCCCAAGCGAGGGACATACCCGTTGGGCCGGCACCAATTATATGAATCTTCATTCTACTTTTAGTAGATATTAAAAAATATCTTCATATGATAGGTATGTTGACTGTAATAAAACCCTTACCCAAACCAACTCAACAGAAGGTAAAAACTTGGAAGTTTGCCGCCAAATTCCTGTGGAAAGAGCGTTTTATCGAAGATAAATCGGAGCTCGGGAGATGGACAAAAGATCAACTTCTCGATCTTGGTCCAACATTTGTAAAATTAGGACAAATTGCGTCCACGAGGGGGGACCTCTACCCCCCAGAGTTTACCCGTGAACTTGAATCTCTCCAAGATGACGTTCCCGCCTTTGATTATAATTTAGTTAGGGATCAGATTGATCTAGACATTTTCAAGGACTTTGATGATATCCCCTTTAAGTCTGCTAGTATTGGTCAGGTCCACAAGGCTACCCTCCAAAATGGGAAACCTGTAGTTGTAAAATTGAAAAGACCGGGTATTTATGATACGATGCAATCCGACACAGAAACTTTGAAACAAATTCTAAAAATAGTTCAATCTCTGGGGATTGATACTGGGAATAGTTCAGACTTTGTTCTCAATGATTCGATTGAATATCTTTTGGGTGAAGCAGATTATATTCAAGAAGTTGATAATGCGATCAAATTTAAGAGGTCTCTGAAAGATGTTGAATGGATTAAGATTCCACGGGTGTATAAAAAATACTGTACGAATGAAATGATTGTAATGGAATATGTACCAACAGATAAGATTACCGAAATCAAGGATAAGAAAATCAATAAGATAAAGGTGTGTGAAGCCCTGGTGAATTCATACGTCATACAGACCATGGAGGCGGGTTTGTTCCATGCTGACCCACACCCCGGAAACTTGGGTATTTCGAGGAATGGTAAGCTAGTCTTTTACGATTTCGGATTAGTCATCCCACTATCGGATGAACTCAGAGAGGGTTTCAAAGACCTTTTCTTTTGTATTGTAAATAGGGACACCTCTGGGATAGTGAAAATTTTAATACGCCTGGGGGTCATCGTTCCAACGTCTACGGATATATCTGACATCGAACTCTTTTTTGAGAGCATCCTTGGGTACCTGGAGACCCTGGATGGGGGTGCTATCGTAAACGATGAACTCGCCGCTGAACTGGCTATGGAGAAACCCTTCGTCGTACCAACAAGTTTTGTCTACCTAGCAAAGTCCTTCTCTCTCATAGAGGGTATATGCATTCAGTTGGATCCAGAGTTTAATTACTTCACCTACCTGGAACCCATGATTCAACAGCAGTTCCTGGAATCATTCGACTTGGGGGAAATGTTTATGAAGACGACGGAGATTCCCTCGAAGATTGGGAAGATAAGCACAGCTGTTCTGGGTTTGGAGAAATCCAGAGCATCTATGAGACGGTCGATGGTTAAAACGAGGCAGGAAATACGGGTAGTACAATACAGTATAATTTGTGCTGTATTGGCGGAGAGGTTTCACGATACACCCTTGGCTGGTGTGTTTATATTGGGTGCGATATGGTTTACTTTTCGTAAAGATCGATAGACTTCTTTACACTCTTCTTGGGCTTGGACTTTTCATCCTTCTTGACAAGTTTCTCATGTTCCTTATAGTATTCCTTTAGCCTCCTCTGCTCATCGCGGACAATATCACTCAATTTACCTTTGATCTTGTCCACGTCCATATCCCGATCCTTCTTGATTTTTTTGCTGAGCCTCTTGAAGCCCTTTTTACTGGCGAAAATAGTTGGCGAAGTTGCGATGGCAAGCATTTATTATGTAGGGACATTTATTTTTAACCTCTTTAGTTTTTCCTCAAACTCCCTCCTCTCCCCAGGGCTCTCTATGGTCTTCCCCGTTTGAAGGGCTTCAATCTCGGGCCCCGTGAGATGCATCGCATTGACCCTGAAGTCTAGGAAGGCCTCCATCGTGACAGGGACTAGGGGCTTTACTAGGTCATAGATGGCGGTGGCATAGTCGCGGATCTCCTTTTGGGCGTGACCGTCCATCCTCAAGTGGAGAAAGTGCATGAGATTGTGGAGGTTCATCTTCCAATAAAACTCGGTGTAGGTAGACTGTGGGAGCACCCCACGACTCTGTTCACGGCAGGCTCCACCCTCTAGGAGTTCCTCGTAGACATCAAAGGCGTGGGTTAGGTGTTGGGATACCTTCCCGGTGAGATCCTCTCCAACATCGACAACACCCTCTGACCCCTGGTGGTTTACTTGGGACTGCCCCCTCAAAGTGTCTGGTTCATAATACTCCTTGGGAACGACGGAGTAACGGGCGGATAGCTCATTAATTGAGGCTGTTCTATGTCGCATATGTTGTCTTGCGATGTAGATGGGCATCTTAATGTGAAACTTGAATTCGACCATTTCGAACGGAGTCGTGTGCCAGTGGCGAAGGAGGTATCGTATGAGACCCCTGTCTCCTCGTGTGGACTTAGTCCCATCTCCATAAGAGACTCGGGCTGCCTGTACGATCGACGAATCCAAATCTTTTTGAGGCATGTAATCAACGAGCCTAACAAATCCATGATCCAAAACTTTTTCCATTATAAATATCTATCCGTTTATTTCTTTATCTATCATAAAGAGAACTATATCGAGATAATGCGTCTTTGAGATTCCATTTCACATCTATTTTGTTTGGTTCGTTTAAACTATAGCAATATATGTTTTTAAATTGTTCAGTTGGTATGTTAGCTTCCCAGAAAATATCAAGAACAAACTCGGCTACATCACGAGTTTCTATCACACTATCTTTCATAATGGGAACAAAATCCTTTATAATTTTATCGGGAAACTTTTTGGTTGCTAATATATTAGTATAAATATAATCAGTTCTCATGTCCTTTATTTCAATTAAACCTGTTGGAAGAATGTAGAAAAAATGCCAATCTGGTAGATTATTAAACATGTCATTTATATTTATATCTTTTTTTCTATAAAAATGATCATATTCAAACTGAATCATATCTACATTTACATTTCCTATTCCATTTAACACAGCAAGATCGTGACCATCTGTATCAATTTTTAAAAAATCTATATGTTTGATGTCATTTTTTGAACAATATTCCGAAATACTAAATTTATCGTCATCGACAATAGTTTTATTAACGAAAATGTTTTCACCATCGTAGTTTACGTTTCGTTTATACATTTTATACTCGGGTTTGTTTTTCCATTCATCACCAGAAGGTATAAAAGCGGGGTCGAATAAATGTACGGTGGTGTCAGTATCAACTTCCGCGGGAAAACAAGACCCTGTTGCACCCACATCAAAGATACAAGCTTTTGGGGTATTTTTAAGTATAGATTTTAAGAGAGAAAGTTCACCATTTACATTATGATTACAACATATGCGATAACAGAAATATGGCATACTAAATTTATTTTCATTATCCTTTATCGTAATCCATGTGTCTAATGAGGGTTCAGTCATTAATTAAAATTTAAGTTAATTCTTTAACCATATCACCAATATTCTTGTAGTATCTCTTCAAATCTTTCATGAACCTTTTATTATTTTCCAAAACTTCACAATCAACTTTGTTCAAATAAATCCAAGCTAAATTTGATTTTGAATATTTTGTAGCTTTTTGATTTTCATTAGGTCTCCTTGGAACCAACTTTGTCGTTTTCTTCTTCTTGGAGGCCGGGGTAACCTCTTTTCTATTCACGAAGGAAAGTGCCTGCATGACAGTGTCCGCCAGGTCGTCCTTCTTCTTAGATTTGAGGAAGATTGGTAACCAATGTGAATTGGTAGGTCCATCACGGATAAAGGATTCGCACCTCTCTATGGACACCTTTTTCCTCTTATTGTACTGTGCCTTTCCCGGACCAGCCACATCTGGTATTTTGTGACGAGCATCGTATAGAATCGTTTCGGCTTGGGGACACCTGATGATGAAGTATGCGTGAAGGAAGTGCATAACAGAGACCATTTTCTTATTACGTTCAGGTTGCTTCTCTATCAAGATTGTCTTCGCCCCAAGGACCCAAGGTCTCTCATCGAGGTGGTCTCTCATGGAAACATATACACCATCCTTATGTTGTGGTGGAATTCCATCAACATCCCATTCCTTAACGAGATTACCCGAGTCCTCATCCAATAGACACATCGCTAAATTCCTTATACCCACATCAATAGAGAGAATCATTAGTTAAAACTTTAAATATCTCTTTAACTTAATGAGGTATATAGCCCATCGTGGGTATTCACTGGAGTACAGGGACAATAGTATCAACGCGATACTATGGGCAATAAATTTGGGGTACGATGGAATTGAAATTGATGTTCAACTTTGTGGAACTGGGGAAATTATTTTATACCACGATGTGTACATTGA